AGTCAACCGTGGTGATTTAGCCCTTGCAAAGATTGAAAAGGGTCAGCATGCGGCAAGAACAAGGCACTTTGAAAATAAGAGTAAAGATCTGGTAAGTGCTGTTGAAGCACAAATGGAAGGAAAATCTGATTCAAGGATGCCAATTTCCAACAATAGTAAGTCTCAAATTGTTAAGGGAAGGCAACCGTCTTTCCAAGATTAGTAGACTTGCTTGGTTTAATTTAAAAGGAGAAGCAATATGTCTACAAGCAAAGCTTTGTCGGGCTTCACTCCTTCACGAAGGTATGGTTCCAGACCTAATTCTGCTGGTACAGATACCCAGTATCCTATTGCAAGCGGTTATGCGAGTAATATTTTTTCTGGTGATCTTGTGCGGGTTAGTGCTGGTTCTTTAGCAGTGATTGCCACGACTACTGAATATGTTTGGGGCGTCTTCCAAGGTTGTTATTATGAAGCTGATGGTGTACCGAAATGGTCACGCTATTGGCCTACTGGTACTTCAGCCTCTAATGCGTATGGGATTATCAGTGATGATCCTCAGACCGTATATGAAATTCAGGCAGACGCTTCTGTAAGTGCGGGTGATGTCCGTTCATTAAACTTTGATGTTACACTAGGGGCTGGTTCAACTACTACTGGACAGTCAGGATTTGGTATTGCAGCAGCTACTCGTAATGTTGCACAAAGAATGACTCGTGTAGTTGGTTGGGTCGATACGCCAGGAAATAACATCGATGTTTCTGCCGAAAGAGCTTTCGAGGTGGTTGAAGTTAAATTGATTCAACACTTTGATCGTTTTGGCGCAATTGGCGTTTCGGCTAGATAGGGGAGGAATGAATTATGGCTATTAATAGAGCAAGTATTGCCAAAGAACTTCTTCCTGGTCTAAATGCCGTTTTTGGTATTGAGTACGGAGAAGTTGAAAATCAATATAAAGATCTGTTTGAAGTAGAAAATTCAGACAGAGCCTTTGAAGAGGAAGTCTTGTTTACTGGTTTTGGTTCTGCACCTGTTAAGGGTGAGGGTGCTTCTATTAGTTATGATAATGCACAAGAGAGTTATACGGCTCGTTATGTTAACGAGACTATTGCTCTTGCATTTGCAATTACTGAGGAAGCAATGGAAGACAACCTTTATGATACGTTTGCCAAGTTGAGGGCTAAAGGTCTTGCCCGATCTATGGCAAATACTAAACAAGTTAAAGCTGCGGATATCTTTAACAATGGGTTTAACACCGCTACTACCTATGCAGGTGGTGATGGTCAGCCATTGTTTTCCGCTTCCCATCCAACTGTAGGTGATGGAAACCAATCTAATGATTTGAGCGATGCTGATTTGTCGTTCTCCTCGTTGGAAGCAGCTATAACTACTATTCAGAAGATTAAGGACGATAGAGGTATTCTTGTTGGAGGCGCTCCCATGTCAGTTCATGTAGCGGCTGATAACTGGGCTACTGCTAATGCGGTTCTTAATTCTGCCTATAGACCAGCTTCAGGTGAGTCGGGAGCCATTGGCTCTGCCGTGACTAATCCTTCAGGCTGGAATGACGTTAACTCCATTCAGAGCATGTCCATGCTTCCGAAAGGAGTATTTGTCAATCGTAGGTTTACTGATACTGATGCTTGGTTCATTAGAACTAATGTTCCTAATGGTGCCAAGATGTTTAATAGAACTCCGCTTCAAACGAAGATGGAGCCTGACTTTGATACTGGTAATCTGCGGTTTAAGGCCCGTGAGCGTTACAGCTTTGGTTGGTCTGACTGGAGAGGTTATTTCGGTAACTCTGGTTAAGAAGTGTTATGTAGTTTGGAGGAAGGGATTAGGTTCTCTTCCTCCACTCTATCTTATATATTAAGGAGTATAGTCTATGGCATCAAATATTAAAACAGCTATGGTAGATGCAGGTGGTACGGGAAGCGGTCTTCTCGTAGATATTACTACTTCAGTAACCCTAAACAGTTCAAATGGAGTAGACGACTTTATTAGAATTTATGCAATTCATTCTAATGGAGTAGCAAGCGGAAGTAATCAATTGACAGGTGAAAAACAAATTGTATCAGATCCTGCACATACAGGATCAGCAGGTACAGCCATGAAATGGACAGATGAAGCTGGTTCTCCAACAGATATTTATTTAGGTGATTTCGGTCCTAGAATTAGGGGTGTTGTAAAGGTTTCAGCGGCTGCTTCAACAACTGCAATTACTGTATTCTATGGATAAGGGAGCCTGAAAATGGCTGATTTTACTTATCTGGTTGACGATATAAGAAACACTGCTGAAGATGATTCGTCTGAATTTTTAAGTGCAATTTCTAAGTTTGTTAACAAAGCTGAAACTCGTCTAACAAGAGACTTAGATGATTACGGTCTTGTTACCTTTACTTCAATTGCAGTTTCAGTAAGCAATCCTTATGTGTCCTTACCTTCAGGAACAAGGATTGTTAAAAACTTTAATGTTATGATAAGTGGAAACAGAACAAGTTTGCTTCAAAGAACAGATGAGTTTATCCATGACTACTGGCCTTATGTAAGTGCCTCAGTAGGTACACCAAAATATTATGCAAGAAGAACTGAGTCAAGTGTATTAATTGCACCCACCCCTGTTTCAACCTTGGACGGGGAGATTGCGCATGTCAACAGACCAGTTACTTTAAGTTCAGTTGCACCAAATAATTATTATAGTGATTTCTGTTATGATGCTTTATTCTACGCAAGTATGATTGAAGCATCTTTTTTTATGAAAAGCTTTACAGTTATTCCTGCATGGCAAAATGAATATACAGCAGCTATTGATGGGTTGCGTAATCAGGCTAGAAGAACGAGACAAGACGATATGAATACACCGTTCAGCCCTGTAGGCGCTGACGATCCATTAATCAAGGGAAGTAATTAAAATGGCACCTAATAGGAAAAAAAAAGTAACGCTCACTGATGAGCAGAAAGAATATATGGAATTATATGGGCCAACTGGTGGACATTTTAAAAACTATACAGATCCTAAAACTGGAAGAGAGTGGGATCATATTCAAGAATTAGTTCCCTTACCTCGTGGAAATCTTAGTCATGACGAATATAATACATTAATGACAAGTTTAGAAAAAGGCCGAAAGCAATGGACTAAAAAAGAAATGTTTGGGGAAGGTGAAATACCATTACCAAAATATTTAAGCAACTATGACGTATTAGGACCACCTGGAAATAGAATACTTGGAAGAGAACCATTCCAGATGATGAATAGTGGAGGCCAGTTAAAACCCAAAAGACGGACATCCAAAAAACCTATACATAAACGTGGTGGTGGAGTAATAGGTAGAAATAAAATAGTTAGGGGTTATAAAAAAGGTGGTCAGGTGTAATGACTATTTCACGAGCTAGTATTCCCAAGGAGATTAAGATGTCTAAGAAGAAGAAGAAGAAAGATAAGAAGTGGATACAGAAAGTTAATAAGTCTATTAAGAAACGTGGTACTAAAGGAAAGTGTACGCCTATAACAAAACCTGGGTGTAAGGGTCGGGCTAGAGTTCTAGCCAAAACTTTTAAAAAAATAGCTAAGAATAGAAAAAAGGGTTAATAGGAGGAGAAATTATTATGTCAATAGGATCAGCATTCGCAAAGGCTATAGGAAAAAAGGCTGGAACAGGAAAACGTATGAAATGGAAAGATACAACAAAAGGAAAAAAGGCTGGAACAGGAAAACGTATGAAATGGAAAGATATAACAAAGCCTTTAGATTATGAACAAGTTAGACCTAGTAAAAGAAGTGTGAGAGAAGGAAAACCAAGTAATGTAAATACTTTAGCTAATAAAGAAAGAACACTTGCAAATCCTATTTCAGAAGTAGCTAGACGTAGATCAGCAGTAAAGGGTGCAGGTGTAGGTGCAGGTGCAGTTGGTGCAGGTATAGGAATTAAAGAAGCTCTTGATTCTGGCGATACAGGACCATCTCCTGCCAAAGCAGCTTCTAAAAAAAGTTATAGAGTTAAGAAGGGTGATACTCTTTCAGAGATTGCAATGGAGCATGGTGTTACTGTTAGAGACTTGATGAGAGCTAATCCTTCTATTAAAGATAAGGATAAGATTAAGGCTGGGCAAGTTATTAAGATACCTAAAAATCCTCCTCTTCCTACAAGACCTAGACCACAAACTAGGTCTCATGGTGGTAAGGTTACCAAAAGAAATAATGGTGGTAGTCGTGTTAGTAAGAACCAACAGGGTTGGGGAAAAGCTATGCCACGCAATAGTGGTGGTAAGGTATTGGAAGGTTATAAAGAAGGAGGTCAGGTTTAATACCTGATCCCATAAAAAGGAGGGAATATAAAATGTCAGGTAGAATTTCACCTAGTATAGCAAATATGGATAATAGAAATAATGCAGTTCGTAGTAAAACAAAGTCAACTACTGCAAAAAAACCCAGGAAGAAGCAGGGATACACTGATCGTAAAGATGAATCGGTAGCAGCTAGATTGGGCGCAGGTCCAGCTTCTAAACGAAAAGCTAGACGAGATGAGTCTTATGGTTCTTATGGTAGTACCGCTGCCAAACCAAGAGGCGGTGGTAGGATTAATGTGTAGGTAAATTAAATGGCAGTTTCAGGTACATTTAACTTTAATCTGGATATTGATGAGGTAATCCAAGAAGCTTCAGAGATGGTTGGTGGTGAGCAGATTTTAGGCCATGAACCAGCTTCAGCTAGACGTTCTATTAATCTTATGTTAAAGGATTGGCAGAACCGTGGTATTATGTTATGGACAACAGCAGTTACACTCGTGACTGTTTCTACCAGTGTTACAAGTTATGATCTTAGTTCAAATATTTTAGACGTAATGGAGTTGGTTGTAAATCGAGATAATGTTGATTTACAGGCACAAAGAATTACGTTTGAAGAATACTTGCTTGTGCCTAGAAAGGGACAGACAGGAAGAGCTAGTCAATGGACTATTAAAAGAAATAGAGATAATCCTACTATTTCATTATGGCCCATTCCTGACAATACAACTGATGTTTTAAAAATAGAAACAATTCGTGAGCTTGAAGATGTCAATCAATCGGCTATTCAAAATGCGGACATACCTAAATATTTTCTACCTCCTCTTACTTGTGGTTTGTCTTATTATTTGGGCATGAAACGCCCAGGCATTCCTGATACTAGAATTGCTATGCTTAAACAAAACTATGAAGAACTATTGCAACGAGCAATGGAAGAGAATAGACAAAGATCAAGTATGTATATTAGACCGAGATTAAGATGGTATTAATATGGCAAGTGGGAAAAATTCATGGGCAATATGTGATATATGCGGTTGGAGATACAAGCATTCTGTAATGCAGATGAACAGCTATGGATTACTTGTATGTCCACAAGACTTTGAAGGAGCATTTGATTTAAAAAACAATCCACAGAATAAGGTTCCAGATGTAAGGGATAATCCTAATATCCCCAACCCTAGACCTGAATCTTTTCCGGGTGGACAAAATCTTTTATGGGAACAAGTTACTTCTAATTGGGAAAATGAAACAAACTATTGGAATTTAATATGACAGATTTAACAGGAAAACAAATTGCTGAAACATATAAGCAGCTTTTAAGAGTTGGTGTTTCTACCAATACCGGAGTATCTACTACACTTCAAAATGTACAAAGTGGTGACGGTACAAATTCTGCAATGCAGCTTTCAACAACTGCAATTAAGTCTACAGGTAAAATTATTTCCGTAAGTATATGTGCTACTGATGATGTTCATGTAGAGGGAAATGTATGTGCAACTGCATTTTACGGAGATGGTTCAGGATTGACAAATGTTTCTTTATCAGTTTCTTCTTCTGTAGCTAATTTTACAGTTAACCAACTTGGTGTTGTAACGGCAGCTTCAATTACTTCATTGGTAGCACCATACGGATCATTTACTACGAAAGTATCAGGTGTAGCAGCAGAGTTTAGTGGAATAGTATCTGCCTTAACATTTGACGGTGCTTTAACAGGAGATG